GGTCTTAACTGAAATGTATTCGGGAAAAGGGGGCGGGTGGAGAAATTAGGGGGTGGGACTTAGTCAACGACTGGCTGGACTGGCCTATTGCAAAGCCAAAAGTACTCAAAGAAGATGAGATCGGGCTGTATGCGGAAACCTTCATGCCAGACACGGACAAGGCGAACGATCTACTCAAATTGTACGATGCCGGTTATATGACCGAACATTCAGTCTGGATTCAGATCATCAAATCTGTTAACCAGACCACCGAAGGCCGGGACATCCGGTTAATTCAGGAAGTTCGGCTGATGGAGGTATCATCGGTTCTGTGGGGTGCGAACGAACAGGCGCAGACCATTGGCATCAAGTCGCTGGCTGAACTGAACCGCAGGGTTGAATTAGGGGACAGCATTTTACGTAACGGGTCACTGACAGACGAAATGTTTAAACGTCTTGAATCAGACCTGACCGAAATAAAAACGAAATTGGCACTCTTATCTGAGCCGCCACAACAGCAGCAGAAGCCGGATGACAACAGGTCAGCCACTTTGGAAGCGATTAATCAATTAACTAAATTGAAAATCCTAAACCAAAATGGAAGACCTGAAGAAAGAACTGGCGCAGATCACTGAAAAGATCGATGCCACTGTCCTGAAAATGGACACCGAAAACAAGGGCGAGCTGAAGCAGCTCCGCACCGAATTTGTCGAACTCACAAAAAAGTACAACGACCTGTCAGCGCAGCTTGAAGAAAAGCTGCAAACCGTGCAGAAATCAGTTGACAAACTGTCGATTGAAGAACAGAGGCTGCACCAGCAGACCGTTAAAGACCTCAGGACTGCACTGTCCGAACAACTCAACAGCGAGGCGTTTAAAGGCTACCTGAAAGCCAAAAAAGGCGGATCAAAGAAAGCCAGCTATGACGTGACGATGGAAAACATCGAAGCACGTAAAGCCACCGTTACACCGTCGACCGCTACCACCGACACCTCAGCGCCTGATTACCTGAACACCGGTATCATCTACGATCCTTCGCGGGATATGTTTGTCCGTAACTTCATCCCTTCAGGCACAACCAATGCTAATACGGTTGTTGTCCCTGTTGAGCTGACTATTACTGACGGAACAGCCGTTACCACCGAGGGAAGCCAGAAGGGTGTATCACAGTTCACGCTTGATAACAAGTCATTCCCGGTTATGAAGATCGCTGCAATCCTCAAAATCAGTGAGGAGATGCTTGACGATATTCCAGGCCTTGTTACCTACATCGTTAACCGTTGGGGTGCGAAACTGAAAGTAAAAGAGGATAACGTTCTGCTGTATTCAACTGCATCTTCTACCGCCTTTGACGGCCTTACCGTTGCTGCACAGGCTTATGATGATGACCTTGCCGATTCAGCCGTGAACAAGTGGGATGTTCTGATGAACGCAATTACCCAGTGCCGAATTGATGAGTACAGGGCAACCGCAATCATGATGCACCCGACCGATGTACTGACACTGAAAACAGAAAAGGGAACAGACGGGCATTATCTTGGCCGCTCACCCTGGGATCGCCTGCCGATGTTCTGCGATGGTGTTCAGATTATCGAAACCACAGCAATCGGAGCCGGTGAGTTCCTTGTCGGGGACTTCCAGCGTGGCGCTCAGTTGTTTGACCGTAAAACCGCCTCGATCAACTTCTACGATCAGGACGAGGACAACGCACAGAAAAACCTCATCACCGTTGTTATTGAAGAGCGTCTTGCGCTGGCGATTTACAGGCCAAACGCCTTTGTTTACGGATCATTTGCCGCTGCACTTGCTCAGGGTAGCGCATAGTAGTGTGTTTGTGTTGTGTTTGAGTGGGGGCGGGTGGTTCCCGCCCCTTTTTTTAAACCTGTAAATTCAATCCATGAAGATCAAAGTTTTAAACCTCAATTCAAGACCTGACAGATGGCAGAACATTTGCGCTGAACTGATTAACTTCGGTGCAAAGGATTGGCAGAGGTTTTCAGCTTACAACGGTGGATATACAGGGTTTAACCGCTCAATGTCAGAGATACTTCAGGGTGAAAAAGAGGTTCTGATTCTGGAAGATGATGCAGTATTTCACGGACAGATTAACGCCCTGATGGTAGCTAAATCAAAACTGCCGGATGATTGGGATTTACTTTACTTGGGTGCAAACGTTCTTAGCGAACAGAAACGATACACCGATGGAATTTATCACCTTACAGACGGATGGACTTCACACGCTATCTTATACAGCGATAAAGGCGCAGATTACTGCGCTAAGAACTTTGACCATACAACCGGAATAGTTTACGATGAATGGCTCCGGACGGTTGTTCAGAAGCAGTTAAAATGCTTCATCATGTCACCGATGCTTGCAACGCAACGGGATGATTACAGCGACATTCAGAATGCAGTCGCAATTTATGACCTCAAACAAACAGAAAAGTACCTTAAATAAACACACACAACAATGAAAAACTTTGGAAAATTAGCGATTGATAAAGTTACAGGATTTCAGGGTATTATCACCGCTGTAACGTATTACCTTTACGGATGTGCTCAATATTGCCTTACTCCAAAGGTTGACAATAATGGGAAGACACAGGATAACCATTGGTTTGATGAAGGCAGACTTGAAATTATCGGAGAAGGTGTCTCTGTTGAATCTGTAAGGTCTGAAAAACCGGGATGTGAAACAAGAGAACACGGAACACGATGAAACTGTTTTTCTTCATACACGGTTACCCACCATCACACAACGCAGGCGCCGAGTGGATGGCTTATGATATGATCGAATACCTGAAACAGTATCATCAAATTACCGTGATGTGTAAGAATGCGGTTAACCATTTTCAGCGCGGGGTAAACGTTATTGATTTCGATCTTACAACCGTTAAGCGGTACTTCAAAGATTCTGACGCAGTGTTTACACATTTGGATTTCACCGCAAAGGCATTCAATATTTCGCGCGTGATCGGTAAACACAACCTTTACTGCATTGTACACAACACCAACGAAAACGCAATTTTAAGGCGTAGACCGAAGCAAGTAAGGCTAGTTTACAACTCACTATACACAGCCGGATTAAACTACCCGCAACACCACACAATCTGCCGCCCTCCGATTGTCCCAAATCGGTACATTAAGGAAAAGACCGGAGAGAATGCGATTACCCTTGTCAACTGCTGGCCTGATAAAGGCGGACACATTCTGGTTGAACTGGCAAAACTTATGCCGGATCGTAAGTTTATCGGGGTGATCGGTGGCTATGGTGAACAGGTGCAGGAGTTTGTTCCGAACTTAGAATACGTTAATAACAGCCCAAACATTGCCGATGTTTACGCGCGCACACAGGTATTAATCCAACCTTCTTTGTATGAAAGCTACGGGAAAGCAGCCTGTGAAGCTATGGCCTGCGGTATCCCGGTAGTATGTACCGCAACACCCGGGCTGAAGGAATCGTTAAGCTATGCCGGGATATTTGCAGAACGCAACGCACAGGCATACAAAGAGGCGATTGAAAGCATTGATTTTAAAAGCCAAACCGAATTACTCAAACAACGGACGGAAGAACTTGTAATACAGACTCAAACCGATTTAAAAACACTAAACAACTTCATCAAATGGAAACCTTAGATTTAAGAGCGATCAGACCGTTTATGTACAACGGAACCAATTACAGCCCAGGCCAACTATTTAAAGCACCGGTTGAGGATGCTTACAGGTTGATCGGAAAGGGATGTGCTGAACGGGTAAGTATTGCACCCGGTACGCCGGTAACGGAAATCAAAGCCGAAACAAAGGAATTGAAGGTTAAGAGATCAAAGAAAAGCTGATATGATGACCGTAACGATAACCGACCGGCCAACGCCTGTAATTGGCCTTGCAACCGCTAAATCATGGTTGAGGATCGGGCATACAACCGATGACACGCTGTTAGAGGACTACATTATCCCTGCGGCTCAACAGATCATTGAGGATGCAACCGGTTTGTGTTTGTCCGATGAAACCGGGGTTAAGGTGGTTATTTCAGCAGACAGCAACACCGGTTATTTGTCACTGCCTTATGCCCCGTTGATTGAGATGACCACAGAGGATGTAACCGTTGTTGCTGATGACGCTTCGTTTACGGCAGGCGTTGACACAGAGATTGAATACACGGCAGGGTATGAAGAATGTCCACCAGCTTTGAAACTGTTGGTTTTACATCAGATTACATGGATGTATGAAAACAGGGGCGATGCTCAGAAACAGGCTTTAAACCCTTCGATTGCGTCAATGGTACAATTATACACCCGCAACCTGATGATATGAAAACCGGTGACCTGAACGATGTGATTGAGTTTTACAC